CCGACCCATCTGCTCTTGATAAGTCAACTAAAGCCATATCGAATGTTGCTGGTAAAGCTATTCAAACTACTCTCGGTACTTGGGCAGACGAGGTTCTTCAAAAAGAAACGCTTGATCCTGTAACAGGCAATCCTGTTAACTGGGTAGGTGGAACATCTGGTAAGCAATATCAAGCCGCTAAAACTGCATTGATAAATAATCCTGCAAACAATGCGCGATGGTCTAGTCAAAAAACACAAGCGCAGACTATTGCTGACCAAGCTGTTGCTGATGCTAAAACCCAAGAAGACGCTAGGATAGCAGCAGTTGCTTTAGCATCCGCTGATGCGGAAGCGGCAGCCGCTACTGAAAAGACAGCTCAAGAAAAAGCCGCTACAGAACAAGCCGCTGCTGATGTTAAAACTGCACAACAATGGACAGATGTTAAAAAACCTTTAGATACTTCCACATTAGGTGGGGGATTTGATGCAACTGGGAAACCTATCCCAGTGGTTGCACCTATTACCCAAGGGATGATTGATACCGCAAAACAAGGTGTTAATACTGTTACTAGTGATATCACCAAAATGACTGATGCGGCTAAAATAGCTGAAGTCAATGTGACACCTAATTCAATGGTATCTAATCAGTTATCGGGATTACTTGCTAAGAACAATCCTTATATCCAACAAGCTGTTAACGCGGCTAATCTGCAAGCATCGCGTAGAGGTATGCTTAATACAGGCGCTGCCGCTGGATTTGCTCAAGACGCAGCGATTAAAGCCGCACTGCCAATTGCTCAAGGTGATGCACAAACTATTGCAAGAGCCAATGAAGCCAATGCACTGGCAGCTAATAATTTGCAAAATAATGTATTGAATTTAAAAGCCAATGGGTTGATGGCAGATGCTAAAGAAATCAATGCAATTAGCACTGTATATCAACAAGCTCAATTAAATGATTTGTTGAACGGTGCAAACGAAACTCGTAAATTAAATGAACTAGTTACACAAGGCAATATCACTGCTTATAATCAAGTTAGTAAAGGATTGATTGACACGCTAGTCAACGATAAGTCTGCACAAGCACAACAATCATTGGCTATTGTAAATAGTACACTTGAAAGAGATAATAAACAATTCCAAGCGGGTTTAGATTTTACAATCAAACAAGCTGAGTTTACTCAAAAGGATAGAGAAGCTCTACAAGGCTACATTAATAATCGGACTACTGCTATGGAAACCGCTTTTCTTAAAATTGATACAACAGCAGACATTAGCGCAGTGGGTAAAGCGGCATTAAAAAATAATGCTAAATCAGAAGCACTTGAAAACATTAAAAATTATGCAGAGGGTATGGGAATGTATGCAAATTTAACTAAATCTTCAGCAGGTATTACTGCAAGTAAACTAGTTGCACCACCTAGTTCAAATACAGAAACCACTACTAAGGATGCTGCTAAAATTACTAACGATAGATTTACTTCATTTAATGCAGGTGGTTAATTATGAGCCCTCAAACAACTGAACAATTACGTCAATACGTTAATCAATCTAAAGCAAGTCATGCACAATCTGCATTAGGTCGATTTGAACAAGAATTACAAGCAAGAGATACTTCTCAAAGGGGAATGCTTAGTCCTTCTTTTTTTGAAAATAGAACTCAAATGAGCGCTAAGGATTCTACTTATTTTGCGACACCGCAAGCACCTGCTCCAGAGGGCGGTGGCATGAGCGTAATGTGTACTTTAATGCGCGAATACGGCTATCTTGAAGATGATGTATTTGATGCCGATACTTTATTTGGGCATTTGATCGCAACTACTCATCCAGAAATCCTCATCGGCTATCATGCGTGGGCAAAACCGCTAACTGAATTCTTGCGTAATAATGCGATTTATATCCCGTTATTTGCCTATATTGTTCAAGCATGGGCGTATGAAATGGCAGAGCAATTTGGCATTGTAAAAAATCGCAGTACATTTAAACGATTAGTTGGTAAAATAGTGATGAATGTAGGTAAGCCTGTTTGTGGGTTTATCGGAACAGTAATTTCATCATCACAAGGAAACTATGAGTATCACCGGACTTAACGTACAAGCACATCACTTTATTGGCGGAGTCTATGCCAAAGAAGTGATTATTGACGATGGCTTTGAAGTTCAGCAACACGCTCATACCTTTGACCACATGAGTGTTCTTGTTGAAGGATGCGCTATAGTTTGGCAAGGTGATACTCAAGAAACCTATTTTGCCCCTGCTGTGATTGAAATTAAAGCCGGTATTGAGCATAGCGTTCAAGCGGTTAACGGTAGAGTGGTTTGGCTATGTATCCATGCTACAGACACTTGTGATGCCGAAAATATAGATGACGTGCTTATCGGAAAACCTAATATGGTCAATACCGGTATTCATGTTGATGTATCGGCTATCAATAAATTTATTTCTGATAATGATTATTTATGGAATAAATTTAAACAACGTACTGAATCGTCTAAATCGCCACATAGAGAAGTTGATGATATCTGGGTTCGCTATAATGATATTAAAAATTATAATCCATCAAACCCTTTAGCATTTCATGATGAACACGATAGCGTTTTTTATATTAACGATCAGAAATTTAAAGATGAAATTGCTAAGATTAACCGTGCAATTTGTGAAAAACACGATATTCATAAAACAGAATTTGGTGGTATTTTAATTACTCGTATTCCTGCCGGTAAACAAGTCTATCGTCATAACGATGCGCATAGCTGGCACGCAGAATACTATAAAGATAAATATTTAATACCTTTAGAATCCAATGATAAACAATCTTTTAACTACGAAGGACAGTCTATTACTACTCCTGTGGGCGATATATTTAGTTTTAATAACCTCGTTGACCATTGGGTGTTAAATGATTCGGATTCACCACGGGTTAGTTTAATAATTTGTATGCGCCATAACGCATAATTACGCTACACATAACGTCGAGATGACGTAAGGACATAAGATGAGTACCTTTTCCCCACCGGCTGATATTGCTCAGATTACACTGGCGAAATCCTCAGACGTTAATGCTGTTAAGGCGGCTACCGCAATTGCATTTGGATTACTTCCAAGTGAAACCAAACTTCAACGTGGTACAGTCAATTTTGCTGTAGATACAGGTACAGTAAATGCTTATGTTGTTGCCTTAGATGCTTCTATAACAAGTTACACCGATGGTCTACAAGTCGTATTCAGACCTCTTAATGACAATACGGGCAGTGCCACTATCAATTTAAATAGTCTTGGCGCAAAGTCCATTAGACTTACTGATAGTGAACCGATTCAAGCAGGGGATATTAGCGCTGGAGCGGTTATCGATGTTCGCTATAGTACCGCAACAGGCTTTTTCCACTTAACGCCAAACTCGGCTATTTACGCTCATGATGCAGGGGTATCGGCAACAGCGGCAGCAGCAAGTGCAGTGGCTTCAGCAGGAAGTGCATCTGACGCATTAACTTATAAAAATGAGGCATCATCTTCAGCATCAGCGGCTTCAGCTAGTCAAACAGCAGCAGGTGCAAGTGCTACCGCAGCCGGTTCAAGCGCAGTAGCTTCAGCAGGAAGTGCATCTGACGCATTAACTTATAGAAATGCGGCATCAGCTAGTGCTACCGCAGCCGGTTCAAGCGCAGTAGCTTCAGCAGGAAGTGCATCTGACGCATTAACTTATAGAAATGCGGCTGCTTCAAGCGCTTCATCTGCGGCAAGTTCAGCTACCGATTCACTCAATTCAGCTAATGCGGCAGCCGCAAGTTATGATTCATTTGATGATCGGTATCTCGGTGCAAAATCAAGTAATCCAACGGTAGATAACGATGGTAATGCACTACTTACTGGTGCGCTTTATTGGAATACGACAAGTAATGAAATGCGCGTTTATAGCGGTAGTGCATGGGTAGCGGCTTATTTACCTGCGGCTGGATACTTAGCACTGTCTGGCGGTACGATGACGGGTAACTTAACCCTAGACGCCTACACTGAAAAGGTCGCAACACTTGCTACATCGGGGACGATTGCATTAAACCCATCCACTGGTACAACCTTGTCATGCGCGGCTGCGGGTACAGTCACATTTACTGACAGTTTATCGTCTGGTCAAAGCATCTCACTCCTACTTACTAACGGTAGCACCTACACAATCAACTGGCCAGCAGGTACGACATGGGTGACAGCGGCTGGAAATACTGCGCCTACGCTCAGTGCAAGTAATACGCTCGTTTTTTGGAAAATCAGCTCAACACTTTACGGTGCGCTGGTTGGGAAGTCTGCATAATGTTATCAGCCAAATTAAAAGAAGCCGCAGGTAACAGCGCAGACGCAACGCTCTATGTCGATGATGTATTCTCAACTTGGCTCTATACTGGCAACGGCTCAACGCAAACCATCACTAATGGCATTGCCTTGGCTGGTAAGGGTGGGATGGTGTGGATAAAGTCACGAAGCGCAGCGACTAATAATAATTTACAAGACACAGTTCGGGGAGCATCGAAAGCAATTGTTTCTAATTCAAACGCAGCGCAAGCGACTGTAGCCAGTAGCGTGACGTCATTTAGTTCAACTGGTTTTAATATTGGTACAAATTCCGACTACAATACCTCTTCCGAAACTTACGTTTCATGGACATTCCGCGAAGCCGCGAAGTTTTTTGATGTGGTGACTTATACGGGGACAGGCAGTGCAAGAACGATTGCACATAGCTTAGGTGTTGCTCCGGGAATGATTATTGTTAAATGTACAAGCACTAATAGTACCAATTGGCAAGTATATAGCAATGGTTTAACGTCAGCCGCATATTCAATGCAATTAAACTCAACTAATGCGCAAGCATCAGCACCTACAGTATGGAACTCAACAGCACCGACAAGCTCAGTGTTTTCTGTGGGTACAGATGCTACTGTTAATGCTTCTGGTGGTACTTATGTAGCCTACCTATACGCTCACGACACGTCATCAACTGGGATTATTCAGTGTGGGAGTTATGTGCCAGACGGTAGCGGATTCGCAACTGTAAATTTAGGCTGGGAACCGCAATATGTATTGTTTAAAACAGCTACTGGTGTTGGCGATTGGGTTGTTGTAGATACTATGCGAGGGTTTGATTATTCAAATTTAGCTAGGCTTAACCCAAACACATCCGCTGCTGAAAACCCATTAGCAGGTGGTTATTTCGTGCCGACAGCAACAGGGTTTCAAGATAAAGGTTTATTTGGCGGTTCACCAACAGTCATCTACATGGCAATCCGTCGCCCAAACAAGCCGCCTACAACGGGGACGCAGGTGTTTAGTCCTGTTGCCTTTGGGGGTTCAATTGTAGCGCAGACAATATCTACTACAATTACACCAGATAGTGTTTTAACATTGGCTACACTTGGAACGTCACTTCAACATTACTTTAATGACCGTTTACGAGGAGCAACAAAAACACTTGCTTCTACATCAACAGCAGCGGAAGCGACAACCACTACTGCTGCTGTGTCAGGGTTTGATGTGATGGGCGGTTTTTATTTTGCGATTGATAGTAATCAAAATAATTGGGTAGCGGAAGCGTTCAAACGCGCACCCGGATTCTTTGATGTGGTTTGTTATACGGGAACTGGGAGTGCTACCACGCAAGCGCATAATTTGACTGTTGCGCCAGAGTTGATGATTGTTAAAGAACGCTCTGCGGCAAATAACTGGTGGGTGTATGACGCTGTTGATGGGAATACAAAATACTCGGTATTAAACTCAACAGCTATTCCAGTCACAAGTTCAACAGCTTGGAATAATACAACACCAACAGCAAGCGTGTTTTCAATCGGAACCGCTACAAACGTCAACGCATCAGCACAAACATTTGTCGCTTATCTATTCGCCACACTCGCTGGAATCTCTAAAGTAGGTTCTTACACAGGTAATGGAACAGGGCAAGCGATTGCGTGTGGATTTGGTTCTGGTGGAGCAAGGTTTGTTTTGATTAAGCGTACAGACTCTACTGGCGGTTGGTACATATTTGATTCGGTTCGTGGATTAACAAGTGGTTCAAGCCCATATTTACTGCTTAATAGTACAGCGGCAGAAACTACAGGTAATAATGGTGTTTATGCGTCATCGGGCGGCTTTACGCTAGGTGCTACCGCAATAACAACGACCAATATAGCAGCAGCAACATATATTTATTTGAGCGTAGCATAGGACATATCAATGGCAAACTATATCAATTTACAAACACATCAAGTTAGCACGGAATCTGAAATCCGTGCAGCGCATCCTAATACTTCTTTCCCCGTACCATTTGTAGCAGATGGATACGATGTTGTGTTTGATGCCCCTCAACCTACTTATGATAAGTACAGTGAAACAGTACAACAAGGCGTACCTGTAGAAACGCTAAAAGGTCACTGGGAGCAAACATGGATAGTCTTAGACCTCAATGCAGAGCAACTAGTGTTAGCACAAGCGCAAAAGATTGAAGATGAGAAAGCGAAAATTAAATCTGACATCGCAGCACTAGAAGCATCAGTCACACCGCGCAGACAGCGCGAAGCTATTTTAGCTATCGACACCACATGGCTTGCAGACGTTGAGCTTCAAATCGGGCAGTTAAGACAGCAATTAGCGGAGTTATAAAATGCCTGACGAAGCCTGCCGCCTTGCTAAAGTAGAGCAACGAATTGAAAATCTCGAAGAAATATTTGAAGATCGCGGTAAAAAACTCGATGCCATAATTGCAACTCTTGAAGAAATGAAGAATGAGCAAACACGCTATAAAGGATTTATTGGCGGTATCGTATTTACCATTGGAGCGTTGTTTTCGTTTATCGCTTGGTGGACGAGTAAGTAATGGAATTCCTACAGTTTGCAACGGATGTTGGTTTCCCCATTGCTGCTGCTTGCGTGGGAATGTACTTTGTATTTCTGACCATCAAATTCCTGCTTGATAGCGTACTTGAAAAGATTAAAAGCCTTATTGGTATCATCAAGCAACTTGATAAACGTGTCACGGCTATGTCAGAGGATATTGTAAAAATAGATGTATTGATGACAGAAACGCTTGATATGCCAATTGAGAAAGAAAAAGTGGCACGTTTTAATAATCCCCAAGAAAAGAGAATTGATTAATGGATATTGACGCATTGGCTAAGTATATCAACCAATATGGTTTCCCCATCATTGCATCGAGTAGTATGGGGTATATCGTTTACTTTGTTTGGATATGGGTAACAACGATTGTTAAACCGATTCTAAATGAAACCACTGATGCGCTAATTGAACTTATCGACCAAATACGCCTGCTCGATAACGACATGATACGGCTTACACAAAAATTAATTACGGTACTTTCTATGAGATCACGAAAATGAAAACAGGCAAACGCGGTTTAAAATTAATTAAAGAATTTGAAGGGTGTAAACTGACTGCTTATAAATGCCCTGCTGGTGTATGGACTATTGGCATTGGCTCAACGCGATATTCTGATGGAAGCGCAGTTAAACAAGGTCAGACTTTAGCAAATGAAGAAGCCGCGTTATTACTATTATCTAAAACATTAACGTCATATGAACACGCAGTAAACGCCATTAAGGTTGATTTAACTCAAAATGAATTTGATGCGCTGGTATCGCTTACATACAATATTGGCGCAGGCAATTTAGCCAGTTCAACGCTTGTTAAAATGCTCAAAGCTGGTGATCCTAAATCTGAAATCGCACAACAGTTTTTGCGATGGGATAAAGCAAATGGAAAACCCCTTGCTGGTCTTACACGACGACGCAATGCTGAAGCAGAATTGTTTTTAAGCAAATAATTAAAAAGCCGCTTACTCAGCGGCTTTCTTCTAATTTCAATTGGTTCTTGGTTAACCACCTATAATACGCTTGTTCTGGTGACTTACCCGTACAAGTTACCGTATCTTCCCACTCGGTATAACATACCCACAATCGCCCTATCTTTTTTAGTCTAGGTTTCATTTACGTTATCTCGACAATCTGCATCACACCATCTACGCCCATGACCAATATAGTCACCACACGTCCAGCATAAGCCTGTGGGGTTGCTGGTATCAATAGCGGATGCTTTTGATCTTATAATAGTTATCGCCTTGTCACGCATCATTTCTTCATGTTGCGTTGCAAGGTCGGTATTTCCTTCTTCTGTGGCCATCTTAATTTGTCTTGGTAAATTCCATAAGTTTATGGGCGGTAGTGTCAAATCAGACCATGTAACCATGGTTAATTCAGTTTAACATCTTCTTTTAAAATCTCTTTCCAGCGCTGTAGCGTAAGAATAACCTCATCAATATCTTGGTCAAGTGTCTTGACTGATTTACCGGCTCGAAGTAATTTCTTGATAGCGTGTTGTTGCTCTGGCGCTGCGATATTATAAATTCTAAAGATGCGATAAGGGTCTATTTTATGACCTTTATAGCTGAATTGATAGTGAGAATCGGCTTTTTGTTTATCTTCTTTTCTCAGCTCAATTTGGCGCAGTGCTTCATCGTG